GTTCATTCCACGGACAAAAACAGAGAAAGGAAACGACAGAGGCCAAAAAGCCCGTTTTCAGCACCTGTCGTTTCCTTTCTTTTCAGGGGGTGTTTTAAATAAAAACATTAAGTTACGACGAAGAAGAACGGAAACGCCTTAAACCGGAAAATTTTCATAAATAGCGAAAACCCGAGAGGTCGCCGCCCCGTAACCTGTCGGATCGCCGGAAAGGACCCGCAAAATGATAATAATTATCATCTACATGTCACAACGTGCATCTACGCCATCAAACCACGTCAAATAATCAATTATGACGCAGGTATCGTATTAATTGATCTGCATCAACTTAACGTAAAAACAACTTCAGACAATACAAATCAGCGACACTGAATACGGGGCAACCTCATGTCAACGAAGAACAGAACCCGCAGAACAACAACCCGCAACATCCGCTTTCCTAACCAAATGATTGAACAAATTAACATCGCTCTTGAGCAAAAAGGGTCTGGGAATTTCTCAGCCTGGGTCATTGAAGCCTGCCGTCGGAGACTAACGTCAGAAAAGAGAGCATATACATCAATCCAAAGTGATGATGAATAAACATCCCGGTTTCTTCCACCATCGCACCGGAAAAGCGACTATGAGGGTAACCCTGCGTCTGTCAGCACAGTAAAACCCGGTGTGCATCGTTTTTGATTATTCCCGCACACTCACGCAGAAGGAATTCCCCGTCGGGCTACGGTCATGGTTAATGCGGGAATACGGCGACGATACAGCGCAGCTAAAAGGGTAATGGACAGATAGAGCGGTTTATTTCATTCCACAGGATTCTGAGTGCCCCCCCTCCTCCAATAGGCTGAGCATCCACCTATATAGTTTTAATTTTCATCAATCCATTTAACTATCGTTTAATTGTTGTCACATAGGATTCTGCCGTTTTTAACAATGCAGGATAATAAGATGAAAAAAATGTTGTTTTCTGCCGCTCTGGCAATGCTTATTACAGGATGTGCTCAACAGACGTTTACTGTTGGAAACAAACCGACAGCAGTAACACCAAAGGAAACCATCACCCATCATTTCTTCGTTTCGGGAATTGGACAGGAGAAAACTGTTGATGCAGCCAAAATTTGTGGCGGCGCAGAAAATGTTGTTAAAACAGAAACCCAGCAAACATTCGTAAATGGATTTCTCGGTTTTATTACTTTAGGCATTTATACTCCGCTGGAAGCGCGTGTGTATTGCTCACAATAACTGCATGAGTTGCCCATCAAACGGGCAACTCTTTCTACTTTGTTCCTCCCCCCCGGAAACGGCGGAAGTAAGAAATTATGTCATCGAATGATCACAAACATAGAATTTCATGCTTTCCGGACGCAAGTGACCCCTTCATTTTTCAGCAAAATATTCTGCTCTTACAGGCGATCAGTTCTGCATACACTGCCGAACACCGTCGACAATTTCACAGACCTGAGAAGCCGTATCGAAAAGCTGGCGCGCTTTATCCAGGCTGACGCATCCCACCAAGAAAAAAGGCACCAGTATCGCTACCAGTGCCCATTTCGCCGCCGTTCGCGGCATTCTGTGTGTCCAGTGTTTTCGCGTCATATCACCACCAACGCACAGCCCAAATCAGAACAGCGACCGCCACAAGGCGAATTGCAAAGGCCGCAGCCCTTGTCAAATCAAGGCTCGCGGGAGTTTCCACTTCAATACCTTTCATAATGGACAACCTCAAAAAGAATCTTTTATACTTTCCCACGAGGATTTTCTCCGTACTCACTACTCACAATTTCCTCTTTGACGTGAAAACTAAAAACCCCGGACTGTTCCAGCAGCCGGGGTTTTTGCTATCTGATGCGGTACCCCTTACTTTCGCTCATCGTAACCCCAGAAAAGAGCCTGCGTGAGTTGAGGGTGTTCAGCACTTCAGCGTCAGTTTTTAAACTGCTACGCGCTCTTTCATCCAGCCGTAGACAAACGACTCGTTGGCCTCGCGTTTTTCTGCCAGCTCCAGATAGCGGTCGCCCTGCGTGCAATTCAGCGCCTTCAGCATCACCAGTTCGCCGTCTTTGCCGCGTTTTTGCAGATAAGTCCGTAGTGCATTAATCGTGCGGGGGCCGATACGCCCGTCTGCGTCCATATCCGGGAACAATTTGCCTTGCAGGTTGAAAACGTTCAGCCAGCGTTGGAGCATTTTCGATGCTACGGACGGCCCCATATTCACACCGGTATCACACAACTCTGCAGCAATATCAGAGGATAATGCGGCCACCTGATCAAAGCGTGGTCCGAACCAGTAATCCGCCTCAAGGATTTCCAGTGCCTGTTCGCGTGTCAGGTCACGCATATCGCCCTGATATCCGTGAGCGCGGGCGACTTTTTCCGTAATACCCCATTTTGTCGGTCCGCCTTTATCATCCGGGTGATTGACGTAACCGCCCTCTTTTCCCAGAACTTCGTCAAAAATTTCATCTTTCGACTTCATATCAGCGTCTTCGTAATACAAAGATTTTTGAAACGTTCCCGCGTGCGCGAATAACCAACACGCAGAACAGCAGATTAAGCCCCACCGCCAGCCAGTTCGCCGCTAACGGGCGACCGCACAGATAACTGAGTGGTGCAAAGGCATAAAGCAGCATCAGCAGCCAGGCCAGCCATGACATCAACGGTTTATGTCTGGAATCACGACGACGATAAAAAAAGAGCGTCAGCACGATAACCGTGCATAACGCCACATTCAGCAATCCGGGAAGGTTACTTAACATTGCCGCCTCCTCCGCCCCGCAGACGGGAGAACAGACCGGACACCAGTGATGCAATATCCTGCTGGTGGATGAACGAGAGAATCTTCACCGACACCACTGACACCAGTACTGCACACAATGCGTCGACAGGTGCACCGTCAAACTCTGTATGCTTTACCAGCCAGGATGCCAGAACTTCTGCCCCCAGCACACCAACAATGAACGACACCAGAAAATGTGCCGCCACACGCCAGGCTGAAAGCGCCTGCGGCATCGTTGCCACAAATAACGCCCCGGCAAAGGCACCAAACACAATCCCGAAATCCGTTCCGGTAAACAGCCCGTACACCGTCGCCCCGCCGAGCGCTGCAGCCGTGCCGGAACCGGATAAGGGTTCAGACATACTTTTTCTCCTGTAAATAAAAAAGGGCCACCAGCGGCCCGTAAAAAAACACCCCGTGAAAGGCACCCGCAGATACCTTTTATGTGGTGTTATCTGATGTGATATGCGCCTGACGTGGCTCGGAGAAAATGAAATAAAGCTTATCTGAAATTAAGGTTAATCCGGGGGTTTAAACCATTTTTAAAGCTTAGTAATATCAAATCGTCTCCTGGAGGAGACTGATGCTTATTCTTCTTCACGGACTTTGTCCCGCGGCGTTAATCCGACAGCCGCGCTTTTTTTGCGCTCAGTTCATTATTGGCTTTCATGGCCTTGCCACACGGGTAATATCAATGCCCGTGTATTCTTTTCTGAGTTCAGAATAAAAAAAACCGCCCGGAACGGCGGTTGAAAAATGCCAGAGATGAATCATTTTTGTAGTAGAAAAACAGAGGTGTCGGGTGCCCCCCGAAGTATCCATCTCTCCATGAATACTGTGGTTTCCCGCTAAACAGTTACATAAACCACCCTCGCACTGAGGAACACCTCTGTAGTGTTATTTACAACACCGGGATAGTGCATCATCGGCCCCTGTCAGGAAATGCTCAATTTCCACCGATAATGCACCATTCCAGTGGTGTAAAAAACAGCACTGTGGCTATAACCGACCTCAAATCACAGCCAGAAAACAGAATGCCTTTTAAAAACAACCTGCTCCCACGCAATAAAAAATACGCCAGTGCAACGATACAATAAGGCTTGTTTCTCTGGAGCGGGTAGCGGGAATCGAACCCGCATCATCAGCTTGGAAGGCTGAGGTAATAGCCATTATACGATACCCGCATATGGTGCCGACTACCGGAATCGAACTGGTGACCTACTGATTACAAGTCAGTTGCTCTGCCTGCTGAGCTAAGTCGGCACAGGTTCCTCAAGAGAAATAAAAATGACCGCGCTTACATCCCCTTCGGAACCGGGTACCGATATTAATAATGCCAGCTCTCTTTTCAATGGAAAATCATATCAAGATTTGTAAATATACGTATATATTTTTATTTTTTATGAAATAAAGAAATTATTAAATGCATATTTAACGATTATTTTTTATTTCAGTTACAGTCTGATTAAATCTCTCTTCTTCCAGTTCCACGCCAATTGCGCGACGTCCCAGTGAAAGTGCTGCTTTTATTGTTGAGCCAGACCCCATAAAAAAATCAGCGACCAAATCACCGGGGCGACTGCTGGCAGTAATTATCTGACGCAACATATCTGCCGGTTTTTCACAGGGATGTTTGCCTGGATAATACTGCACAGGCTTGTGCGTCCAGACATCCGTATACGGAACAGCAGCTGATACGGAAAAATAACGCCGCAGGGATTTATACTCCTCCTGCAGGCTGGCATATTGCCGGTTCAGTTCACTGTATGTGCTGACCAGCTGGTGGTGCGGCTTTTCCAGCTCCCCGCGCTGGTGTTTTTCTGCTGCAACACGCGCGAACAGCGCCTGAAGTTTTTTGTAATCAGCCTCGTTCGGCAACTGCCACTGACTGGCACCAAACCAGTGTGACGCCATGTTTTTCTTTCCGGTGGCTTCCGCTATCTGTTTTGATGTTATTCCCAGAGATTCTCGCGCATCACGAAAGTAAGAAATCAGCGGGGCCATGACGCACTGTTTAAGCTCGCGCCCCTTTGCCGCATAGCCGTCATTTTTGGGCTGGTATGGCCCCTGATAATGTTCAGCAAACAGAATGCGCTCTGTTGCCGGGAAATACGCCCGCAGGCTTTCCTTGTTGCATCCGTTCCAGCGTCCGGACGGCTTCGCCCAGATAATGTGGTTCAGCACATTAAAGCGTTCACGCATCATGATTTCGATATCAGATGCCAGGCGATGCCCACAGAACAGGTAAAGGCTTCCGGCAGGTTTCAACACCCGCCAGAACTGGGCCAGACAGTGGTCCAGCCACTTAAGGTAATCTTCGTCCCCTTTCCACTGATTGTCCCAACCGTTGGGTTTCACCTTGAAGTAAGGCGGATCGGTAACAATCAGGTCAATGGAATCATCAGGCAGGGACTGAATAAAATGCAGGCAATCAGCGTTGATTAAATCAACACTGTTTATTTTTACAGTATTTTTCATGGATCAGTAAGCGTAACTCTGGTAGGCTCACTCTGCTTTTGCGCTAAAGCAGTGGGCCGTGGTTCGCTTGTGACCAGTAAGCATGAGCGAATGGCTGGCAGGTGCTACCAACACCCACCAGCCGCCCATTTTCACAAATTAAAAGCCCTTCATTGCTGAAGACGTCTGTAACAGCCGAACTGGTAATCTGCCAGCCCCGCCATAACCAACTGGGTCAGTATTAACTGACAGCGTTCGCGTGAAAGGTATGTGTTTTGTGCAATCTCCCCGACTGTTGCCGGTTCGATGCTTAATTCATTAAAAACAACTTTCGCCGTTTCTGTCATATCTTGCTGTTTTAGCATGTCTTTTTCCCTTCTGGTTAACATGACATACCAATAACTCTTGTCTAAAAAGCCAGCAAGATAAAAAGTCAGTATTCACTACCACCAGCGTGTTTACCGTACTGCACCAAGTTTACAGGTACAAAAAAACCCGCTCGACGGCGGGTTTAAGCTGTGTGGCGAAGTAACCACTCTTAACAGATTACAAGAATTTTTGCGTACGCGTTAATTTTTTTGTATTTTTCTCATTACACAACATATAAACCCTATGTAAAAAATGACAGCAGAAATAGCCGTATTTAACAAGACCGCAGTAGCTTTAGCCGCAGATTCAGCTGTAACGATTTCTGGAGGCGGCAAACATAAAATCTATAATGGCGCTGAAAAGCTTTTCGCTCTCACTAAACATCATCCTGTAGGTTTGATGGTATATGGAACTGGTGATCTCTGCACAGCTCCATGGGAGCTTATCATTAAGGCTTATAGAAAGGATTTAGGCTCTAAATGTTTTGACTCTTTGGAGGAATATGCTGAGGATTTCTTCAATTATCTACAGTCAGCTAAATCAATCATCACACCAGGTATGCGTGAGGCTCATCTTTATCACTTCCTGAGCGAGATTGTATTCAGCATGCTTGTTGATGCTTTTTCTGAAGGTCTCGAACCAACATATCTCGTTAACTTCGATAAGAATCAATTTGTTACAGACCTCACGAATTATTGCAACGATCTCCTTACAAAATTATCTGATATTAATTACTTTGATGGTTTTACTCCGGATGATGAACAAGCAGCCCAAACCTATGCTTCATCAATTACCCAACGCATCATTGCTCAAAAGTTTAGTGACTTTGATTCAATATCCATAACTCCACAGTTGACAAAAGCAGTTAGTGATGTATTGGCAGCTATGATATGCAAGCAAAGTGATATTGGTTCCGTCTCTGGGATTGTGATTGCAGGTTATGGCGATAAAGACTATTACCCTAAAGTATTATCATATGAAGTTTGTGGCTTCTTTAATGATAAAATAAGGAAAACCACAGATGCTGACAAGTGCTGCATCACTCCTAATTGCGGCGTGACTCCCTTTGCGCAAGAGGATGAAGTTTCTGCTTTCATGCAAGGAGCTAGTTCACATCTTATCCAAAATCTTCATGCTGAGTATCAACGTTCTATCGGCGATTTACTTGATGGTATTGATTCAGTAATCACAGATTTGGTGCCCACTTCAGATATCGAAGGAGCCAAGGATGCTATAGTTGATGTAGTGCGCAGAACTGTTTCCGATTGCAAGGGGCGTATTGATAGCTTTGTCCGAGAAAACTATGTTGACAAAGTCGTAAATATGATCGAGTTTTTACCCAAGCAAGATTTAGCTTATATGGCTGAATCATTAGTAAATTTAACCGCTTTCAAGCGCAAGGTCTCCGATGATACTGAAACAGTGGGAGGCCCCATAGATGTTGCAATCATTTCTAAAGCTGATGGTTTTATCTGGGTTAAACGTAAGCACTATTTTGCAAAAGAACTGAACCATCACTACTTTTCACGGTCATAGCAACAAATAGACAAGGGGAACACATGTCACTTAAGCAAGCCTATGAAAGAACTCAACCCAAAAGCATCAATGATTTCTTTCAGTTGAGTACTTCTGGAAAGAGTCGACGTACTGTAACAAGCCAATCTAACTTCTTTACTAAATTGAACAAAACATTACCTGCACAATCCTAAAATGCTAAAAGCCACTACGGTGGCTTTTAGCTTTTATTTACATGCAATAACGCTCGTAATACCCTCTACAAAACCAATTGCAGTTTGTAATTCCTTTCTAATCGTGCCATCTGAACACCTTCTCTTTTTGGCAATAGTGCGTAATGAGATACCAATAACAAAGTGGGCTATGATGAGCTCATATTCCTCTGGTTTATACCTTCTCAACCGAGCCACACAACTGTCTATCATAATGCCTTCGTCATCATCACACTGAATCCGTGACTTTTTACCATGAGGTAAAAGCCCCTTGAAGCCCGCTGCTATCGGTTGCCAATCGACACCACTATTTTCTGCTGCAGCCCATGCCCCCCAGCGGTCTAAAACCTCATACATATCACGCCCCATTACTATCACCTCTAATTTCGCAAATCTTCACGCCCAGCCGACCACCAGGAACGAGCTTACCGCGCACAATATTGATTTCATCAAACTGCTCGTCGTCTATGAGAAGCCCCGCATGCGTCAGTGCATCCAGCGGTGCTTTCAGGATATTGTCCAGGTCCCGACGGCGCTTATCCGGCGGCTCTGCAGTAATTTTTATTGCCAGCCTTCCGGACAGGTTTAATTTCAGCCGCTGCTGGCGGACAATAAGTGCCACATCCCGGCGATAACGCTCACCGGCTTTTGATACAAAATATGTGCTGCCACGACGACGCCAGTAGGTGTTCACCGTCGGCGGGTAAGGCAAAACAAACTCTATACGCATCAGTAACCTCTTTTACCCGAGCACGCCGGTTGCAAAGGCGCGATCAAGAAAACGAAAAATTAAATCAATCTGGGAACCATGCTTTTCTTCGAACGCCAGCGGATCCGCATGAAGCTCGTTGTGATGCTCCCGACACAGCGGTAGCGTGAAAATATCGTGGGATTTTGTCCCTATTCCGCCCTGACCATGACCAATCAGGTGATGGGGATCGTCGGCTGGCTTATCACAACACGCACACGGCTGTGTCTTTACCCAGCGCGTATATTTCTCATTTACCCAACGGCGACGTTTAGGTCGCTTCATGAAAGATTCCGGAGACTCCGGATCAACAGCAATGCTGACCACCGTCTTTTCCTGTGGTGGATTTTGCTGGTGGGCGTGAGGCAGCGGCGCAAGATTTTTTGTGCGCTGCTTCAGTATGCTGGTGGCGGTCTGCTCTCCCGGTACGATGTCGCTTTCGCGGTACACCGAGCGAATTTTTTCCGCACGTAACCCCAGAGAACGACGTAATACTACCTCCGGTAGTGCGTCCGCCACCTGATTGCAGACAGCCCACCAGGATAATTCAGCCAGCGATAATTCCCGCTCCTGTGTGCCATTCATTGCATGGCGCATGACATCAATCATCCATGCTGACAGGTTTTGGTGAGCAAGTTGCTCAAGTGATTCGGAGGACTGGTCACGCAACTGGTTGTCACAGTGCCAGCACAACACCATCGCGCCAGCACCGTAACGATGTATGACGGTTTCGCTGTGATGGTAATCACCATGAGGCCACTGGCAGGATTTAATATGGCGCAACAGCCAGTCAGACAATGCACCAGCACCACCAGCAGCACGAATCACCCGTGCGTTACTGAAAAACGGCAGCAATGTTTTGTCTTCCACTAGCGGCTGGCGAACGGCAGGAACGACCCCGGACGGCAGATTACGCATGCTTTTCGG